GCGGGGGAACTCGCGAGCCGCCCAGCAGGCTGCACGCAGCGGGCAGACTCAGGCAACCACGCGCACTGGTGGTCGCGCCTCTGGCAGCTCGGTTCGTTCGCCGGTCGCTCGTGCTGGCCTTGGCCGCGCTGCGACGGTTGCTCGGGCCGCTCTTGGCCCGGCCTCTGCCACCGTGCAGGCTGTCCTCAGCGCCTCGCCTCTTGGCGGTAACGACACCTTCTCGCCGATGACCGATGGCGGACCGTCGCGGTATCGCAGCAACAAGACCGTCACGTCCCCCACTCCTCCCCAGCGGCCCACTCCAAGCTCGGAGAAGCCGAAGCCGAAGCCGAAGCCCGCCCGCACCAAGGCGAACGACGGCTACAAGTGGGATGACAACGCCGGCAAGTCGAAGCCCGCCAAGAAGCCCTCCTACTCTGTCTCCAAGGGACAGAAAACGAAGCGCAACAAGACGAGCGGAAGGGACCGATAAGAAATGAGCAGCATGTTTACCCCCGATGCTGGTGGAGCAGGGGCGGCGGAAGCGACCGCCGCTCCTGCCGAAGCGACCGCACCCGCGGTTGAGACGACCGCAGCGACCGAGGCTCCGGCGTGGGACGGCCCCGACTTCATTGCCGAGAAGTTTCGCAGCCATGAAAACCCGCTCGAAGCACAAGCTCGTAGCTACGCCGAAGCTCAGAAGGCTCTCGCTCGGAAGACTGACGACCTCCGCGCCGAACTCACGGAGCAACTTCGTCCCGAGCTTGAGACATCGATACGCAATGAGTTGCGTGGTCAGGCGCCCGAAGCGCCCGATGCTTACGCCTATCCGGAGGGCGTCGAGCCGCCTGCCATCGACGGGCTCGATGCTGGCTTCCGCGAATGGGCACACAAGAAGGGGCTCGATCAGGAGTCGTTCAACGAGCTTGTCGGGCTCTACAACCGGACTCTTCCGGACCCCGAGGTAGAGCGCGGGAAGCTGGGCGATTCCGCCGACGAGATCATCTCTCGCGTCTCGCGCATCGGAACCAAGGCGATCCCAAAGGATCTGCACGATGCGGCGATGAAGCTGGCGACGACCGCCGAGGGCGTGCGTCTGCTCGATCATCTGCTGTCTTCCGGCCAGAATCGGGCATCGCCTCCGATCCCCGGCGCTCAGTCCGCTTCCCCAGCCACCGCTGAATCCATTCAGCAGCGGATGATGCAGATCCGCTCGCAGCCGAACTGGACCAAGAACCCCGCTCTGATTGCCGAGGACGCCAACCTCGCTCAGGCGCTGGTCAAGGCGCGGCAGCGTGCGTGACGAGATGCTTCGCGCGGGGCGGCTCTGTCTTCGCCCCGCGCATCCCGACGATGCTGTCGAGCTTGCCCCCCACCTGATGCGGCTCGATGTTCTTGAGGTCGAGGCGTTGGGTCGAGATCCTCTCGAGGCTCTCACCCTCCCCTTCTTCTACGGCCATGGCGCTGAGACGGTGACGTGCTGGCGCGATGACGGGATCATCATCGGCATGGGCGGCGTGTTCCCGTTTCGCGTTGGGCAGGGCGCCGTCTGGTATCTGGGACGCGACGAGATCCGCGAGACGCCACGCGATGCGATCATTCTCGCCAAGAGGTATCTGGCGCAGCTTCGCAAAACCTACAGTTGGCTTGGGAACATCATCATCGACGGCGATCCAGAGAGAGCGCGGCTTATCCGCAACATGGGGTTTGACATCGGTGCCGATGTGACACAGTATTCGGACATCGCCTTCCGCAGCTTCGGCTGGAAGGCGGACGGCCCGGAGAGGGACGGCGGCCCGGTCTGACCGGAACACCCAGATCCCGACCTCTGCACGGAACACCCGTCGATAGGTGAACCATATGCAGAGGGAGCCATTCGATGGCCAACACACTCGATCAGGCGTTTATCACGCAGTATAACTCCGACCTCGTTTATCGCTATAACGAGGCCGGCTTCCGCTATCGCGGGCTCACCCGCGAAGGCACGGTCATGGGTGACACCGTGGTCTGGCAGCGCGTCTCGGGCCTCGCGGCTCAGGCGATCAACGCCGACTTCGTTGAGCACACCTTCCAGGACCTCGACCACGACAACGTGTCGGCCGTGATGGTTGACTCGGTGGTCCCGACCTACACCAAGAAGCTCGACCTTCTGAAGATCAACATCAACGAGCGTCAGGCTCATGCCCGCCGTCACCTTGAGGCGATGGGCACGAAGTTCGACACGGACGTTCGTGCGGCGATCCTCGCTGGTGCCGATGCTGTCGGTGGTGGTGGCGAGATCGGGCCGGGCTCGGCGGTGGCGCTGACCGCGACCCACATGGTCAACGTGCTGACCGCCTTCAACGAGGCCAAGGCACCGGACGATGGTGGCCGCTTCGTGGCTGTCTCGCCCAAGACCTGGGGCCGGATGATCCTCCTCGACCAGTTCTCGAACGCCGACTACATCACCGGCGAGGGCCTTGCCCCCTTCGGTGGGCGCTCGGTCACTGCGAAGATGTGGGGCGGCGTCACGTGGTTCATGGACCCTGACATCCCCGTGGTCGCGACGGTCGCGGAGAACTACGCTTGGCACCGCGATGCGGTCGGCCACGGCATCAACGCCCAGCCCGAAACCACGATCACCTACGAGAACACTCGCTCGGCCTACGCATTCGTGACCACGATGGCTCACGGTGTGAAGGCGGTCGAGGAAGCCGGTTGCTTCACCTGGTCGGTGGACGAGGACGGCGCGTAAGGTTGGCGCTTCCCGGCATCGGGGGTTGACGGGGAGCCAACAGGGGGCGGGGTTAATCTCCGCCCCCTTCTTCTAAGAGGGGATCAGCATGGCGACGGACGTAGACAAGCTGGAAGTCATCAACGCCGCGATGGTCCTGATCGGAGACGATCCCATCGAGAGCATCGAATACGCCGAGGGCGAGGACGCGATCGCCGCGGTCGTCGTCGCGAACGCGCTCTACGAAACGGTCGTCCAGTCGGCACTGTCCACTGCCCGCTGGCGCTTTGCCACGAACATCGATCTTCTCAACGAGATCGCGGAGGAGCTCAACACGACGAACTACACGTCGGCCTTTGCCATTCCTCCTGACGCGATCTCCATCCATTCGGTGCAGAATGCGCGCCGAGAGAACGTGGATTTCGACCGCATCAACGAGTGGGTCGTTACCGACGAGCCGGTCGGCACCGCGCTCTACATGACGTATGGCTACCGCGCTGACGAGCGGGACTGGACGCCGCGCTTCCGGCTCTACCTGATCCATCTGCTCGCTCACCACTTCGCGATCTCCCTGTCCGAGAACGCTTCGCTCGCTGAGGTTCTCGGTAAGAACGCCGAGACGTTGCGCGCCCGGGCCGTTGCTCTGGATGCGCAGGAGCGCACCACGCGCAAGATCGACACAGGTTCTTTCATCCGCGCTCGTCGTAACTGGAGGCGCTGATGCCCCGCACGATTCAGACGAACTTCACGGCGGGCGAACTCTCGCCCCGCGTCTACGGTCGCGTCGATACCAAGGCGCACCAGAACGGCGCGAAGAACCTGACGAACGTCTTTGTGCAGATGCAGGGCGGCGCGCGCCGCCGGCCAGGAACGATCCCGCGATACAGCTCCATCACCGAGGGCCCGGTCCGAATCGAGCCTTGGATGGTGCGGCGTGACCTCGCCTTCATCATCGTCATCACGCACGAAAAGCTCCGCATTCTTCAGGTGAGCGGCGACACCTTCCCGCTCGTCTACGAGATCGCCGCGCCGTGGTCTGGCCTGACCAGCACGGACGAGATCTACCAGCTTAGCATCGAGAGGCAGGGGGCTCTTGTCTGGTTCTCGCACAAGAACTGGATCACCCAGCAGCTTCAGCTGCTCACGGAAACGCCGACCTTCAGCCTCATCGACTTCCCCTATGCTGTCGTTCGTGGGCTGAGCAAGATCCCGCAGCACAACTTCGCGAAGGATGTGACGCTCACGCTGTCGTCTTATCTCGCGTCGGCCAACCCGATCACGGTCACGGCCAGCGCCGATCTGTTCGATGCGTCTCACGTTGGTGAAGTGTTCACCTATCGCAACACGCAGATGACCATTGCGTCCGTGTCCACTGCTACATCGGCCACGGCAAACCTTGTCGATGACGCCTACACCACGCTCGGCTTCGAGCCGCTTCGCGGTGACAACGGCCTCGCCCTCATGACGGTGACGATGGTGGCTCATGGCCTTCAGGTCGGAGATACTGTCCAGATCCAGCAGTCGAGGGCCGGGGCCGGATGGACTCTCGCCCAAGTGAACACGACGTTCACCGTTACCCAGGTGAAAGACGACGACAACTTTGTCGTGACCGTGGCCGCAAACGCGACCAGCACAGAGGACTTCGGCGGGCCGAACGTCCGCGTTCTGACGGGCGCCGCCACCACTGACTGGACTGAGCCCGCTCACTCGGATTACAGGGGCTGGCCGCAGGCTGTTGCCATCCACCAGCAGCGTCTTTGGCTCGGCGGCAGCGCCGGCATTGGCGATGACAGGTTTGGCTCCCGCGTCGGAGACTACTGGAACTTCGACCTTGGCGAGGGCGAGGACGATCGCGCCATCAGGGCGCTCGGAGACACTGGCGGATTCAACATCCGGCATCTCGTGTCTGGCGTTGACCTCGAGGTTCTCGGAGATCGCATCGAGGCATTCATGCCGACGCGCGGCATCGTCATCACCCCGAGCAACAAGCGTGTCGTGACCGTGCCCGGAAATCATGGCGCGTCCTTCGCCTCTCCGATCAGGTTCGACGGATCGACGCTGTTCGTTGATGCTGTCGGCGCGCATGTCCGCGAACTCATGTCTACCGAGGAGGACGAGGAGGTCTACACCTCTCAGCCGGTGACCGCGCTTAACCCCGACATCATCAATCTCCCGATCCACTCGGCCCACTATGAGGGGTCGATCACGGACGCCACGCCATACGTCTTCTACACCAACACCGATGGCACGGTGGGTGGCTTCTTCTCCTATCGGGCTGAAGGCTCTGCCGGATGGTTCCGCCTCACCACGGACGGGTTGATCAAGAGCATGGCCGGGATTGGCGAGCGCCTGTTCTGGGCCGCGCGCCGCGATGACGGCATCACCTATATCGAAGAACTCGACATGGACGGGTTTTATCGATCTGACTGTATGCAGGAGCTTACGTCCGGTGGTGGGGCAACCACGGCATGGACTGCGCCGGCACTCTTCTGGGGCAAGGACTGCGACACTCTTGACGTGAACGGCGCATTCCTCGGTCGGGTTGTGCCGAACGCTGTCGATGGCGCATTCCTCTCGTCCGATGAGGTCGAGTCCCTCTGGCTCGGGCTGGCGTTCACCTTTA